ATCAGCAACACCCTCACCACCTACAACATCAACAGAGATGATGACCTTACCAAACTGTGGTGGATCAACTTCATCACCACCATATACAGAGATAGCCTGAATGTTAGGAAAGCGAGAACGTAGTAGAGTCTCATAGTCTCGTTTGGTAATTGCTCTTTCTTGTATTTGAGACGCCTTTGGAGCAAACGCTCGAATTGATTCTATGTCTTCCGTTGCTCTTCCGCCCGAAGACTGCTCGTTCATTGATACGCTGATAGAACTTGCGCCGCCAAAAGCGCCCAAAGTCAATGAAGTCACGCCGTTAGCGGAAACGCCGGCGGTGGTTCTATATGTTGCTACAATCACATCTGTAACTGTTGGCTGTATACCAAAACGATTTTCACCAAACTGTATAGAGTACTTGTCATCATTCTCGGGCTGTAGATAGAATACTTTATCTGTTTTGTCAGCACCATAGATATCGCTACGATAGATATATGATTCGCCATTTACTGTAACACGAAGACTACGAGTGTCTATAGTAGCATTAGATAATGTAGTGTCAAGTATTGAAATATTCTCATTAATAATACGCCCTTCAAATACATTAACATCGAGAGCATTAAATATACTTGCATTGGTAAGTGATCTTACAGCACTATATGTCTTATCTGTAAGAAAGTTATATGTCTTATTACCACATCGACCAACTAATGCTGTGCCTTCTGGAATTGTAAAGTAGTTACTTTCACTATTAGGGTATGTGACAGTAATATTAACTGTAGCTTGTGAACTACGTCTTGAAGTAGGCAAGTAGTTAAGTTCCTTAGCATGAGAGATAACACTATTACGCTGAGAAGCACTATCTAGAAACATCTCAGATATTGCCATATTATAGTAATATGTGTTATAGTATGTGTTGTATGATAACAAGTCAAGCAACACATTCATGTTAGAGCCTTCGTAATCGAAGTCTTTAAATCTTTCTTGACCTCTTAGAAATGTCTTGAGTTCTTCTTTGGTATCAAAGAAATCAGGAGTTTGTACTGGTCTTATGTCTGTCATTTATCTTACCCTACTAAGATCGATTGTGAGTGATAGATTTCTGTTAGTATTTATTACGCTGAATATAATCTTAACGAATATCTCATTCTGATCTATATTGGCGTTTACTATAACATCTTTTACGTCACATCTTGGTTCAAATGTTTTTATTGTGGTTCTAATATTTTCTTTCAGTACAAGAATGGTATTCTGATCTATATTCTCGAATAGCGACCCTCTTATATCACAACCAATGTCTGGCTGAAAGAGTCTTTCTCCACGATCAGTTAATACTAAATTGCGTATACTATCTCGTACAGCATTCTCGTTAATTCTACGAGCAATATCTTCACGCCCAGGAATACGCTCTAGATTCGATTCGAAATCTGAAAAGAAATCTACAGGTCTGCTTCTTGGAGTAATTCTAGTTGACATTCTTTATACCCTTTAGTCGTATTATATATTTATGCGTTATTACGAGCGTTTCTTTCTAAAGCCATCAATGGTATGCTTATTTAATAACTCTTCTGTTTCATTATAATCGGTATTCATAGAGTCACTTACAAGACGCTTTTGCCACCCTCTACGAGAAGCAAGATCAAGATGTATGTGACTAGCATATACACCAATACCAGTAAAGCCTGCTCTACTAGCGGCTACAATAGTATCATCTATATTCTTGGGATTCACAGCAATATCAATAGCATAGCCTGAGTTATGTGTATTCATTCTAGCACCACCTTTCGTAGACTGATCTTTCTTATCTTTACGAATAGTATATCCCTTAGTCACAACATATGACTCACCAGTCTGTTCTACAATACGAAGTAGCTTATACCATACCTTAGGGCTTACTTCTTTCCATCCAACACCAATTGGAGCATCTGGTGATTGTAGAGCAAGTACATCAGGTCCCCATGAAATACTACTACCAAGCCCCGCATCCGATATTGATGCCATAGTACTTAACTCAGTCGAACTTGCGTTTGGTGATCTCCAATAGTCGCTTTCTCTTTGAGATGGGGGTGTTCTACCAAAGAACTTATCAAGATTATCTTGCTTTTCTCTACGCTCTTTCTCACTAATGCGTATAGCACCATACTTAACGGCTGACTGTGTATTCTGTGCTGACATTGATTTAAGTGCTTTTGATTCTGTTGAAATCGCATTTGCTGTCTTACTTAATTTTAATGCCGGCGCCATAAGTACTGATTGTAGATTTTGTGCCATAGTACATAGACGAAAGATTAGATTCGCAACATTCTCAGGCGTAAGTCTTTCAAATGAAGACGCTAATTTTGCTACTAGTTTCTCCATATCATCAATAATCTTCTGTACACTTACATCAGCCATATAGTCATCAATGTTTCGTATTAACTTAGCAACTTGTGAGAAGATAGCTGTTGCGGCTGATTCCATTCCACGAAGAGATAGTAATATAGCACCCAATGCGGCAAGAGCAACATTCTTTACTTGTCCAACAACTTCTTCAATGACCTTTTTAAGTATATCCATAAGTGTCTGCAATATACCACGTTGCTTTACACTCTCAGCTAGTTTCTTTGCATTCTTCTCTAGTAGATTTGTTATCTCACCGACCTTGTCAACAACATCTTTTCCGGCATCAATTACTTTAAACGCCTTTGATAACTTAGCAAGCACATCATTATATACACCACATAACTCGCCTGATAGCTTATTACCAATGTTATTTGCAAAGTGAAAGTTTATATCTCCAAGTAACTTCTGTAATGCTACAGGCATAAGTGATGGAATAATCTTCTTCTCTCCACTTAAAAACTGACGTATCTCTTCAAGACGACCACTTGCACTTTGAAAATCAGCAAGTAATTGATCTGCTGTAGATATACCAGGACCTACTGGAGCAACACTTGGCGTACTTACACTTACTACATTACCATTAGCATCAATTACTGTACTTGCACCAGAGCCAGTGTTAATCGTAGGTGCTGTGCCTGTGCCTGTACCACCTACTCCAGTACCACTTGTTCCAGTACCACTTGTTCCAGTACCTGTTTCACCATCACTAATACTACCTGTTCCAAGACGACTTCTTTGATTAGAGTCAGATACATTACCGGCACCCCCACGAATAGACTCATCTGCACCAGTGCCTCTTCCTCGTAGTGCATCAATAACACCAAGACCTTTTGATGTATCAAAGTCATCAACAGATTTACTCGTAGTACCACTCGTACTGGCATCAGTAATAGCATTCAGTTTATCTTCATCTACGCCTGTTCCAGACGTATTTGTTGTTGACGAATTGGGTAAATTGCTGTTAAAATCTACTAGTTCATCTTTCAATTCATCCATATTTGTGTTATTAGCAACAGCAAATTCAGCTAAATCAGTGAAGGTAATGCCATCTTGTGAGTCAATTTTATCTTGTAGACTTGAATAATCGTCTCCATCACCGGCTAAATCAGTGAATGTAAGTATGTTATTCAGTGCATTTGTGGCGGCAACAAGGGTAGTTCGATCTAAATTTTGCGTATCATCTTCTACATTTGCAAGTGCAGATAGATCAATAATAGCGTCTAGTAGCGCCTGACTGTTCTCGTCAAGTACTGCATCTCCGCCTTTTCCACCTAATGGTGTGGTGTTATTACATTCAATACTCATTCTTAGTCGTCTCCAATGTCCATAATACCAGTAATAAACGCTTTCAAACGCTTAATGACAGGCGGTACTACGGGTCTACTCTTAGGCAATTCGCCTGGTGATACTACACTTGCTATCTCTTCTACTGACTCTCTAGCATCTTTTAAGTCTTTTTGTGCGCCTCTTGCTGACTCCGTATCAGTATAGTTAGTCCCTGCGGCTTCACTTGTACCCATACCAAGATGCACTTTAGCACCATCTAGTGATGCATTGTTACTTGATTTTAGATTAATTGTGTCGCCTGCTACCACATCTGCTCTGTCACCGGCACTAATTGTAGCATGACTTCCACTCTTAATCGCAAATAAAGTGCCTGCACTATGACTTATATTGATGCCGGCATCAAAGTGAAGGCTGTCTGGAGTGTTAATTTCTATGCCATGATGACCAGAATCTGCGTATGGAAGCACTTGTTCTGATACTGCAGGCGTGCCTTTTGATGTTAATTTAGTGTAAGATTCACTAAACATATTCATCTTATAGGCATCAATATGGAAATCACCACTCAATGCTTGTACATAGAAACCACCCTTAGTGTCTTCATCTCCAGTGGCAAACTTCATATTACCCTTAGCACCCATGTTAATATCGTCTGCTGTGGCAAGCATTGATATACCTGCGGCACTGATATTCGTCTTCACCCCCGCATTTAGATTCATATTAGAGCGGGCAGTGACGTTAAAGTTCTCACATTCAATGTCTAAATCACCACTGACATAGACCTTACCAGAGCCTGTTTCGACTTTGAGTGACCAATCTTCTTGTACATTTGTGTGTGAAGAACCTGTAACATAGGTTGACAAGACCCCATCAGTTGTGTTATACTGATCACCAAAGGACTTAATAAAAATAGTACCGGTTGGGTCAATCTGAAAAACAGAGCCTGAACTGTGGGACATCAAAATGTAATCCGAACTCTCACTCTCGTTACCATCACCCATTACAATAAAGTTATCTCCACTCTTACTAGAGAATACTCTATTGTTATAGTTTGTTTCAGGCATAGCAATCGGTGGCTCGTCAAACGTCTCTTCGCTAAGTGCTTGTTTTATAAACGATTCCTGATTAGCTTTCTGTAGTAGTGTCTGCCCTTTCTCTAAGTCTTCACCACCAACATAACGATGAAGTTCTGGCTTACCATAGTTATTAATTGATTCGATTGGAAGATAACCGTCTTCACCGGGTTCTCCAGTACCACCAGGTAGATTCATATGTATGCCCGGCAATCGACCCATAATCATAGGCTGTTGTGCTTCTCGCCCATCAATAAAGAATCCAAATACCCAATCGCCTACAGATGGAATGACTGGCGCAACACCATAAGAACCGTCTAATACAGTTGCCCAAGGCAGATCACTTGTAGGCACATTGTCTTCAACATCTTCACTAATACGAGGCGGATGTATACCAAACGCTCTTACACGAACTCGCCCGGCATTTGTCTTATCATGAGTATCTTCTACAACACCAACAAAATGCAATAAATTATTAAATCCGCCACTCATTACTTATCCTCTAGATACAAATAGAATGTATAACTTATTGATACTATTAACAAAATGCCCATAAAGTCGTTCCATATTAAATCCATTACGTTAACCCGCCCTTTGTTAGAACAAGTTGTTGCCTAAACTGATCGCCAGAAAAGGCATTCACAACATCAGTTACAATATATTTACCTGTTCTCTCATGATCAATCTCACGTTGCCCTGATAGTGTCGTTCTAAACTTATACAGTTCAAGATTAATCACCATGCCAGGATACAATTGAATTCGCCCACTAATCTCCATAGAGACCTGATGCTTCTTAAAATGATAGTTCACAACAGGCTTCGAAGTATAATTCTCATAGAAGTATTGATAAGGCTTCTTCATATTGTCCTTGCCTGTTGACTGCCCAATCTGAGGAAAGTCTGTAAGCAAAAACTGTTCAGGCGCTGTATGCATTGCCATGTATTTGTCCAGAAAGGTATCGCTGTGCATTAGCTTCACAGGCGTTGGAAACTCCTTGTCAGCCTGTTCTTCAGCATAATCATACTGGCGTTCGATACGAGTCCTTGTCGTTGGGTCGAGTTCGGTCACGATGCGCCGATACATACCGTCTTTCATATCTCGAAACGTATCAACTTTGTTGCCGTATCTCACGTTGTTTACAGACTGTTGGGCAATCTTCTGACCCATTCCTGTGTTGTCTTCCACCGTGTTGTAGATAAAATAAAGCGGGTTTAAATCGGCATCGTTTTTGCTCTCTAAATCGCCATATTTTTCGACCAGGTACTCAGGCGTACAGAAATAATACTTCTCTCTTGTCTCAAAGAATCTATATAAAGATGTTTTATT